CCCCTTGGTTCCAAGTAAATGTACTAATAATGACAGGTCGTGACAAAAAGTCAGCAAGCTGTCCACGAACTATAGATCCTACATTAAAGGTATTATCGGGACTTGTATTAAATGTCACTTCATTACCTTGGTTACCATCAACGAAATCAGCCGTCTGATGGGGTGTGTGAGACATCCCGGTATAAGATGATTCACCCGTTCCACTTTCGCCTGTGGAAGGCATATCTTGTGTATTAGTAGCAGGTCATATTTTAAATCACAACGACGACCCAGTCGTTGAGATCGTGGAGGAGACTTTAAGCTCAACTACACTTATCCCTGAATAGGGTTTCGGGGGCTGCCCTAGTTGATTTTAGAACACGTCCTCTCACCTTCTCTTACAGTCTCGTCCAGTTAGAGATGGTTAAGTAACTACGTATGCTAGGTGCATTTGGTTAGGACTCAACACCAGAGCCCATGTTGCGGTATTTATATTGCCCTCCGCAGGGCAGTGACTCTTTAAAAGTCACTATTCTGCCTCCACCGCTCGACGAGTTCACCCCAGGTCATAAAAGGCCTGTGTGCACCATATTCGTCTTGCATATACAATCCCAAGTCGTAAAGCTCAACACACTCAATAATTTGTGCTCTGAGTTTCTCGAAATACTCGCGACCGTGGTGGAAGGCCTCATCCACGATGGATCTAAAAATCGCTATCATGTGAGCCTCTTTTGTGATGGAGCGGGATCGAACCCACACCACTAAACTCTTCTCGATAGAGCTTAATTCTAAAGGGGCGGCATAATCACCAATAGCACCTTCATAACGCCAAGAGCGTTTTAAGAACGTAGCATCATTAATGTGCATAAAAGGGATAATGTCTGTACTCTTATCTGGTAGGGTATATGTGATATTAATCTTAGCCATTTCAGCTTTGATAACCCCAAAGTGGAACCAATCAATACTAGGGCAAATGCCCATAATATTGTCGTCTCCATAGGTAGCCAGATGTACTTTCTCCTTGAAATCGAGAACGAGTGCGCCTGGTTGAGCGCTATAATAAGCATACCTCATGTAGAGAGCGTTTACCAAACTGTTCACCACCACTGTAAGGGGGTGACCTGAAGGGTTAGAGCCAAAGAATCTCACCAGATCCCCATTGAAATTTGTGAGGGGAAAGGCGGTATCTTCAGCACAGCATCTCATAACACGGAGATCATCATCATCATAATTTCCACTAGCCTCAGCCAGACGGATCATAATGCGGAAGGCAGCCAGTATAAAACGAGGATGCATGCTCCTAT